TTAGTCATTTCCGTTCTCGATTCTCCCCATCGGAACCACATTTTCTCCGCCCAAACGATATGCCATTTGCACCGCCTCGGTCATGTCCTTGAGCATTCCGCGGCGCTTCGCTCGCCTTTGGTAATGCTCCGTCATCGTCTCGCTGCCATGTCCAAGCAGGTGCTTGACCTGGTGGGCCTCATAGCCGCATTCGGCAAGGATCGTCGCTACGGTGTGGCGGGCACCATGGAAGGTGATGCCGGGGTCGATCCTCTTCGCCTCCGCCAGTTCATCGCGCCATTTCCCCCATGACGTTCGGAAGCCATCCGAGGTCCACGGTTTTCCGCGAGAGTTGACGAACATCGTCGTTGCGTTGTCCTCGGCGATTTCGCGTGAGCCCTTCTGCTCGAGCTTCCTCTGCCTTTCTGCCCAATAGGCCGCGCGCCACGTTTTGAAGCGCAGCAGTATCGACCAGAGATCATCGCACACCGGCAATTCAATGGTTCGGCGGGTCTTGCTCGTCGTCAGCGATAAGAGCCGTTCATCGATTGCCGAGGTCGGCATCGCCAGAATGTCTCCCTCCCGCAGCCCGAGATACGCAGCCATGGCAATGGGCGCCGCGATGTGGATCGGAGCCTTCATCAATTCGACGGCTTCCTTCGGCGTCCATGGCCGGTTGGCGTCTGGCAGATCGGCAGGTCTTGGCTTGGGCGAGATATCGGCGGCCGGGTTGCTGGTGACATGGCCGTATTCGACGCCGAAGGCGAAGGCTGCCTTCAGCGTGACCAGCATCTGGTTCGCGAATTTGAAACCATGAGCCAATGCAGCCTTGTCACGCATCGCGACGATGACGGGCGGCTTGAATCGGATCAGGGCATCATCCATGACCGATTCCAGGCTCTTGAACACGCGCTCGTAGTCCTTGCGCGTCCGGTCCCGCAGTCCATGCTTCCAGTGATCGGACTTTGCCTTGTATTCGTCCACGAGAACGCGAAGCGTGCCGGCCTTCGGTGAAAGCGGCTGGTAGAGCCTGTCGAGGCGATCGATCTCGGCCGCAAGCGCCACGCCCTTGAGATCTGGTGAAATGGCGACCGATGGTGCTCCCTTGCGGCGGTAATAGCGTCTGAGCTTTCCGTGCCGGTCCCGGTACTCTTTAAGACCTTTCAACCGCACGGTCCTCATTGAATAGCCGCTCGACTATGTCGCCCCCATCCGAAGATGGCGATTGGCTGAGAGTGTCGAGCCATTCGTCAAGACGCTCGCGGTCATAGCGCACGCAATTCCCGTAGTTCACAGGGCTGACCCTGACCATCAAGACGAACTTGTTGACGGAGGGAAAGCCGCAATAGTCAGCGGCCTCCTCTTTCGTCAGCATGCGTTTGGCTGGCGCCGGGAGGACGGGTTTCATCCCCGCTACTCCCCTTCCTTTGCGGCGGCGAGCGGAAGAGGATGCCACTTGGTGAGCGTTACCGTGTCGGGCAACGAGTTCCAAAAGTTCCCCGAGCCCTTTACGCGCCATTCACCGTACTCGTGACAAACTAGGAGCCAGCCGTAGTTTGGCTCCCAGCCGATGATCTGCTGCCCTTTCGGTGCGGTCGCAATGTCCTGCCAGCCCTCGCCACGCGACACCAGCACATGCGTTTCGCCTATGGCGGTGAGGTAGGCTGTGATGGTGGCCTCAAGGTTACGGAAGGTCTGCTGAGAACGCCCGTTGTAGACCTCCTTGGCCCGCTCCAAAGCCTTTTCATCAAGCCTCATCGCTGCTCTCCATTAGCTTGCGGATGGCGGCGTTGATGCAGACGGACGGATCGTGAGATGACGGCCGGTATGTGCTCGCCATGCGGCAGGCTCTCTATCTCAGCAGTGGTCATGACGCGGCCTCGACAACCGATTTAACCGGCAGTGAGGAATGACCAACAGCAGGCGAGCCGCGCCCCTTGGTCACCTTGAACCAGCCCGACCCATCCTCGTTGTCGAGGTAGAACGGCGGCTGACCAGCGTATGAAACTTCGACGGCTTTCCGCTTCTGCCCCTCAAGCCCTGCACACCACCACGTTGACCGGGGCGAAGCGCCAACGATAACCTCGACTATGCGAGCCTCGCAGGGCTCCCCGTTCCAAAACGTTTCTGTCATTTCGCATCCTCGAAATAGGCCAGCCCAACCCCTTTGGTCAGGGCTCGCGTTGCGGTGTGTTGGTTGTTGCCGTTGCCGAGACGAGCATTCGACCTATGGACGCCGCTGGCCTTGTCCCGGATGCGCTTGCTCTTGGCCTGCATGGGAGTGTCATAGGTGCGTGTCTTGTAGGCGTGGCAGGTCAGGCAGCAGACAACGGCGTTTTCAAGCGTATCGCTGTCGGGATCGGTCGCAGGGGCGGGGTAGTGGTCAATCTCAAAGCCACGCGCCAGATCGCCATTGCAGCGCTGCCCTGGCTCAAGGTCGTATACCTCGCCAATGGCCTCGCAGCGGCCAGCAGCGCGCTTGACTGCCGCGCGCCGGACTTCCTTGCTGAACTCGTAGCGGCGTGACCTACCCATTGCTGCCTCCTGCGAGGCTGTAGCGGTAGCCATCGTCCGTTTGGGTGACTGCCAGCAGCCCCTTGCGTTCAAGGCGACGGATGATCCTGTTGACCTCGGGCGTGGCTCGGCTATCTGCTCCGGGGCAATAGGACTGTCCCGGCATATTGCTGATGAGGTTGATGAGGGTGGATTCCTTCGGGGTGAGCTTGATCATGCCGCCATCCCCGCTTCCTTGGCGAGCGTTTCCGGCGCAACGCCGATTAGCCCGCTGATGAATTCGAGAACAGCCTGCTTAGACCGCTGGAATTCCGCCGCGTCCATCGCCTTGCGCGATTGGCTTTTCGCCGTGTAGCGAATGACGGTTGAGCCGCGCACGACGACAAGGGAGAATTCGTCCATCGGCCGGATATTCGCCGCCCACCGTTCGGCCTCGGCATAGGAGCCGCAGGCAAAGGTCTGTGTGTCGCAGAACCGGGCTTTGATCAGCGCGTATTTGCGCAAATGCTCCGGGGACTGCGCCCATGCTTCATCGGCGTATTGCTCCGGTAGATTTGCCCATGCGTCGGCAATGACGGCAAACTCGTGGTTGTGCGTCTTGTCCGAACGCTGCTTTTCTTCGACCAGCGTATAGCGCTCACCAACGACGAATTCGCTGTCAGCATTGCGAGCATGGAACTGGCTGGATGGCGTCATGGCCTCGCCATCCCAGGTGAAGGAAACCGGCGCGCTCATGCCATAATCCCCGATACCGCGAAGCACGCCTCAGCATAAAGCTCCGACAACCGCCGCTGCTGATGCTCGGCCAGCCCGTTGAACTCGTGGCTATCGAGAAGCGCAGCGCCCTCGTGCAACAGCGCTTCTTTCCGCTCGCTCTTGGCGCGATGAAGAATGGTTGCCGCCTCGGTGTAGAGGTCAGCGTTCTTGCGGACGGTGTTCATCGAAATTATCACCTGCTGGTTGTTAGCCACTTGCGTCAGTTGAGGTGCGGCCCCGCTCTGAACAGGCTCCCTAGCGTTTACGGGAAACTCATGCGGCCATCGTTTCCGGCGCCCCATAGATGCGGGTCAGCTCGGCAACTGTGGCGTCGATTTCGGACAGGAAGGCCATTACCTCGGCTTCCAATTCGGCAATGCGGGCGTCGTCGCGCTCCAAGCGCTTGACGAACAGCCTCATGTTTTCAGGCAGGCGCGGGTCGTAGGATACGAAGTCGCACCATTCCCGGCCCGTGCAGGCCATCTGCCAAAGCATCTGCGTCTGGTATTTGCCGGGGATGCTGGCACCACGCAGCGTCTCGATATGGGTGGCCGTGATCGGGCACTTGATCTCGACAAGTCCATCATCACCAACTAGGCCGTCAGGGCTGGCGCCAGACATGGCGATGCTTGGGTGAGGAACAAAGCCGACTTCGACCACGGCGGCGTCGTGTAGGAACTCGTATGCCGTGCGAGCGTCCGGCTCCTGGTCGGTGCCCCATTGCATGGCGGCGTTCGTGTAGCTTTCCGCCACCGTGCCGGTGAGCCGTTCTGCCACCAGTTGCGCCGCGTAATTGGCGCGCGAGGTAGAATAGCCGGTCTTGGTCTTGGCGATAACATCAGCCACGCGGGAGGCAGTGACACGGCCTAATCTGGCTTGGAACCAAGCATCGCTGCGCTGTTCCATCACTTGGCCTCCTTCTTCTTGAGAAGCTGGGCCTTTGCTGACTGGAACCGGCTGGCCGGTAGGTCGGCAACAGCATCGATCTTGTAGAAGCGGCAGAACAGTTGGGCGTCGGCGCCGCTTTCACTGATGAGCGTTAACAACTCGTCGCGCTGCTCGTCGGTGACGGTATCGCCGCTGGCGCCGGCCGCTTTGCCATCATCATCTTGGCCGCGCGTCGTGATGTTGAGCAAAGACAGCGCGGTGTAGCGCTTGCCATAGCTGGTGGAGGAGCCGACCGCCTGCACCGCGTTCTTGCTGCCCGATTGGTCAGCGGGCAGATGGATGGTCGTTTCTTCGCTGTGGCCGTCACGGTGAGACAGGACCGCAGTGACGACGATCTTGCCTTCCTCGCTGCCCGTTCGGAACGACAGGGCAAAACCATGATGATGCAGGATCGGGCGGATCGCCTCGTTGATATCTTCCCAAAGCGCATAGCGTGATTGCACCGGCTTGTTGTCGCCGTGCTTGATCTCGCCGCGCTCGGTGATGATCGGCAATTCCGGCTGCATCTCGGCAAGGGCGGCGGTGAAGGCAGCCTTTGCATTGCGGTCCATGATGCGCTCCTGCATCTGCAAAAGCCGCTCCATCTTGTCGATATCGACATTCGGATCGGACGCGGCTCGGCTGATGATGGAAATCAGGGCGGCGCTTTCGTTCGCAGGCGCCACCGGGCTATTCTGTTCGATGCGTTCAGCAACAGCGTTCATTTCGCCTGTCCTTTCGCGTTCTTGTCGGCTTCCTTCTCCCGTTCCTTGGCGATGTAGCCAGGACGGTCAGATTGGAAGCGGGAGAGTTCGGCTTCGTCGGTGGGGTTCATGGCCGACCACCTTCATCGGTCGGAAACAACCGTTCCAATTCCTGCGCAGCAAGCTCAATGCCCCGCGCAACGATCTCGGTAAGGCTGATTTTGTAAGGGCCGAGCGTGGATGCAGCGTCCAGGCGGGCGCGCTGCTCGTCGGTCAGGCGGATCGTGAGCGCGTTGCCTTTGCTCACGGCATCACCCGATCAATCGCTCCTGACAGCCAGAAGGCAACAACAGTCGCCACAACTGCACAGGTCACAGGCCGGTAGCTGATGAACTGAGAGAAGGTGTAGATGAGGCGTGAGAGGGTCATAACGCCCTCGCGTAGTGCATCATGCCTTCAACGGGGCGACCGATGTATTCCTCAGCTTCCTTGATCTCGTCCCAGAGATACCCGGCCTCGCGGATATTCTGCTCGGCAGCGTCCATGATCTCGTAGGAGAGGGCTTTGGAAACGGCATCGCCAATCCGAAGTGACTTGCCGTTCACCAAAACATCGGTGACGCGAATATCGGTCGGATCGTCGGCATCCACTTCAACCTCGCATTCGAGATCGTGAAGGATTTCAGTGCCGAGGATCGGGTCCTTGTGCGTGTACCAGAAGCGATAGGTGGACATGTGTTCACTCCCATTAGGGTGATCGTCTGCTGGCTGGCCTCTGGCTTGGGAGGCCAGCGGGTAGGCGGTCACGGCTTGAAGATCGGCTCAAGAATGCTGCGGAAGTTGTAGCCCTGCAGGTTCTTTGCGGCGTTCGTCACCATCTGCTTGGTGATCAGATCGCCAATCTGACGGGCGGCTTCCTTTGAGGCTTCAAGGATCGGCCCCTTCTCGCTCTGGAGGTAGGCCTTGATCTCCGGCACAACCTCGGTGGTGACGAACTCGTTGACCGTCTTGGCGACGATCTCGGACATTTCCCATCGATGCTGGGTCAGAAGCCCTTCGATCAGTTTGGCCTTGATGGCGCCGGTAATTTCGGCTCGGTTGGCTTCAAGGAAATCGTCCAGTTCGTCCTTGGTCATTTCATTCTCCCTCCGGATTGATCTGCATACTGACCAGCCCCGTTGCAGAGGCTGGTGGGAATGCGGACTAGGCGGCTTCGATGAAATTGCGGGCGGCGAAGTCAAACGAGCGGTGGTCAAGCCATTCGATGAATTCGGCACTGCGCCAGTTGCGGGTATGGTGAGCGACCGGGTAGCCCTTGGCGCGCTCGAACTCAGCCCAGCGAGCGGCGTTCCACTCCATGTATTGCCCGTTGTGGCCGTCCCGCTCGAATGGCTCGGAGGCGCGGGAATAGCCGAACTCGATCATGAAGGCCGCGAAGTACGGCTGAACAGCTTGCCCATCAGCGTCGTGGTAATTTTGGATCAGCCCCATTTCCATCATCCCGTAGCGGTGTTGTTCGATGGGGATGAACTTACCATGATGGTAAAATGATGCAAGCAGAAAATATCCATGATGGTAAAATTTTTGACGCACCAGGAATCACCCTGCTATAAGGGGCGTCAGCGCAAGGATGCGGGCAGGGTGGCGGGCAACAAAAAACCCCGCCTGGTGGGGCGGGGCTCTGTTCTAGTGGTCGGTAAATCCGAGCCGGCGTTTTATCAGATTGTAGAAGTCCAAGCGCTCCTCTGGGCTTAGCTCTTCCGGGTCAATGATGCGGTGTATCTCACCGTCTCGATCTGCGTGGAGCGTCGCGCCAGAGTAGGAGGGTTTAATTGGCGTAAGGCCGAGCGCCCGAATGCAGGATCGATATTCATCGATCGTCATTAAGCAGCAAGCGCGAACTTGCGTGTTTCACCGGACGAGATAAACGCATCAGGAACTTCGTCTGCCACAGGCAGCACCTTAACGCCCACTTTCCCTTCCGCTTCAAGGACTTCCTTGATTGCGCCAGGAATACGGGCTTCAAGTTCTTTCACAGACCTGCCATGGACATAAAGCCCTTTCATCTGCTCGCTGGTGCCGATGAAAAGATCTGAGTTCTTGCGCTTGATAATCTCGACAGTGACGAATTTCATATTGGTCATTTGTCATACTCCAAGCTGGTCGCCGCCCCCTTGGCGTCGTCCTCCCCCAGCCCTGTGGCTCAAAAGAGCCACATATATAGCCATCTGTCACGTGAATTCTATGTTAGAAAACGCATGGCAGATGCGACAAAACAACGTCCATCAATGCGTCTGGCTCTTCCTGTGTCCTTCCTATTGACTAGGAATACATTCCTGCCGCAATGTGAACAAAATAAGAACATGGGGGCAGGAAATGACAAAGGCAGAGGCGTTCATCGCGGCATGGATCAAGGCTGAGCCTTGGCAGCGGGACGTTGTTCTCGCTCAGATGCGCGGGCTAGAGATTGCAGGCTGCGGGACGCCCTTTCCAAGGATTCTTCCGAAAACTCACTCAGCATTCCCATCGCGACGAGCAGTGCGGAAACGTCAACGTCTGCACGCGGCGGAGAAAGAAGCGGCGCCAACGGATGACAGCCGATGATGTGGCCGAAGGCCTCAAGGTAGTTCTTGCCCCAATCCCGCTCGCCACTTTCGATGCGCGAAACCATAGCAACGGTGGTTTCCATCTTGTCTGCAAGCTCTTGTTGCGTCCAGCCCCTCAGGTCCCGCCACTCCTTGAAGTAGCGGGGCATTTTCGGGGCGGACTCTAGCTCGTAGCGCTTGGTCATTCCGCGCTTTTACCAAGATGGCATCGCGGCGTAGTCCCCCATGATGGTAAAAACGCTTGCGCGCGATTTACCGTCATGGTAAGTCATGCGGCATGTTGAAGCTCAAACAATGGCGCGCACAAAACCGCCTTAGCCTTGAAGACGCTGGGAAACTCGTTGGTGTCAGTGGGGTGCAATGGCATCGCTACGAAACCGATAAACGCCGGGTTCCGTACGACAAGGTAACGAAGGTGGAAGGCCTCACCGGCATTTCCCGCCATGAGCTCCGCCCAGACCTCTCCCGCATCTTCATCAGCAACGAGCCTGCCTCGAATGGGGAGGTGGCGTAATGGCGCGGGCCGCTGACCGTCTCATCAATTCTGCCCGCGAAATGCGGGCATCCATCGCTGTTCCGGCGGCGCCCAAAGGAAAGGGCGGCGCGCCCGGAAGCGCCCGCCCCATTCAAGGTAATGCAATGCAGACTATAGCCGAAACGCCCATTGCGGGCAAGCAGAAGGCGGCAAATGTTGCACGCTTTCACACTATTTCTGGCGTCCGTTCCGCCTCTCTGTGGCTCACCGATCAGGTCAGCAAGGCGGCGGGAACCGTCACCACTCAGGTGGTGGAAATCACTCCCGATCTCGCGACCGCGCTTTTGGAGCGCAATCCGGCAAACCGGAAGATCAGCGAAAACCTCGTTGAGCAATTCGCGCGCGACATCAAGGAAGACAATTGGACCTTTAACGGTGAGAGCGTCATCGTCTCCAATGACGGTTTCCTGAACGATGGGCAGCATCGTTGCTCCGCTGTTGTCGCAGCAAAGATGCCGATCAAGGCCATCCTCGTTATCGGTCCTGAGCGCGAAACCCGGACCACTCTCGACCAGGGCAAGAACCGCCTGATCAGCGACTATCTCACCATGGACGGGCATGTTGGCGCCCCGATCTTGGCGAGCGCCGCCTATATCGCATGGCAGGTGGAAAAGTACGGCTTCACCACCCGCAGCAAGGACATGCGGCCGACCAAGGCCGAGCTTATGGCATTCATCGCCAGCAACGGCGCACTTGAGCGGCACGTGCAGCGCATCCCGCAGTATGGCGTTCGCAAGATCGGTGGCCGGCCGGTCCTCGCCTTCTGCCGCTGGTATTTCACCAAATGGGCCAATCCGGCCGATGCTGAAAACTTCATTGAGGCGCTGATTAGCGGCACCAATCTGGAGCGCGGTGATCCCATCCTCTATGTCCGCAACCGCCTCATGGACAAGAGCGGCCTGACGGTTGCAGAGCGAACCGAACTGATCTTTCGCGGCTGGAACGCTCATCGTCGTGGCGAGCACGTATCTCGCATGCCGATCCTTGGCGGCAAGCTGCCGGACTTGGAGGCGTAAATGCTTGGCGACCTCCCAACCAACGAAATCAATCAGCGCCCTGACGCCCGCGCGATCAATGCCGATACGGTGGCGGCTTTGGCTGAAAGCATTGCTGCTGTCGGGCTCATCAATCCGATCCGGGTCCGCAAGATATCGGCTGGTTGGGAGGTTGTTGCCGGCGTTCATCGCCTTGAAGCCTGCAAGGCTCTCGGGCTGGCGGAAATCGCCTGCGATGTAGTCGAGGACGACGACCTCCACGCCGAATTGGCGATGATCGATGAGAACCTGTGCCGGGCAGAGCTTAGTCCCGCTGACAGGGCGGCGCAGACGGCTCGCCGCAAGGCGATTTACGAAGCCCTGCATCCAGAGACGCGCCACGGCGGGAACCTTGCCGGTGATGGTGTCGCAAAGTTTGCGACACCTGGAACTCAGCGGTTTAGCGCGGACACCGCAAAGGCAACGGGACAGTCCGAGCGAGTTGTTCAACTCCACGCAGAGCGAGGCGAAAAGGTAATTGGCGAAGTCCTCGAAATGATCCGAGGCACAAAGCTCGATACTGGAACCTACCTCGACAAGCTCAAGAAGCTGCCGCCGAACGAACAAGTCGCTGCCGCAAGGCGTGATCTCTCCTTCCTCAAAAGCCAGCAGCGCGAGGCGAACAAAGCCGCTACGCGCTCCAAAATCGACGCTGATGTGAAAGCCCGCGCCGCCAAGGAAGTTGCTGAGATTATTGCCGAGCATGTTCCTGGCGAATGGTGGGACGCGGTTAAGGCAAATCTCTATGCGGCTGGCGCCGCCAATATCGCGCATGCGCTGACGAACATCACTGGCGAAGCCGTCATGGATAAATCGAGGGCTCGCGCATGATCCGCTCATCTGACGTATTCATCATCCTTGTCGGTATTGCAGTCATTGCGCTGCTGCCGGCGATTGCCGGGTGGCCCATATGAGCCGCGTCCTCGTTGCATGCGAGCGTTCTGGCATTGTCCGTTCCGCCTTCCGGCGCCTCGGTCACGATGCCTGGAGCAATGATCTTGTCCCTGCTGATGATGGCAGCCCGTTCCATATCCAGGGTGATGCCGTCGCGGCGGCTTATGCCGGCGGCTGGGATTTGATCATTGCCCACCCCGAATGCACGTATCTCGCCAACAGCGGCGCCAAGCACCTCTACGCCGGCATGAACGCTGCCAACGGTCCAGAGCCCGATCGCTGGGCAAAGATGGGCGCTGCTGCTCAATTCTTTCTCCTGATGCTCAATGCGCCGGCCCCGATGGTCGCGGTCGAAAACCCGATCATGCTCGGCCATCCCAAGCGCCTGTTCAGCATTCCTGAGCCGACGCAGATCATCCAACCCTGGATGTTCGGCCACGGAGAAACCAAGGCTACGTGTCTTTGGCTTCGCGGCCTGCCGCCGCTCATGGCCACCGACATCGTAGAGGGCCGCGAGCAGCGCGTATTCCGCATGCCGCCCGGACCAAACCGGAAAGCCGACCGCAGCCGCACCTTTGAAGGTATCGCGGCTGCTATGGCTGACCAGTGGGGAAATTTTACAGGTCATATCCGGGAAATCCGATCTCAAAATACAGGCCATAACCTGCATTCGGTGGCGGCATGACCTCACCCCTTCACCAAATACAGCCCCCCGGCGCACCAGTCTCGAGCAGGTACATCCCTCCCTGCCTGTTCATGACGCGCCGCAACTGGGCGTTGATCGCGTTCCAATCGCGACCCGCCCCTTTTCTTTCCCGCGCAAACTCGCCTGCCAGGGCCAGTTCTCGCGCGTCTATCGCAAGCTCCTCAAGCACATCCAAAACCACGTCTCCGAGGCGCTGCATTGCCATACCGCGTTCCTTTCAACGCCTTCAACCGATGGTTCAAAACCTATCGGGAAGGCGTTTGCGAAATGCGCAAAAATCCACTTCGTGAGGATCAAGAATTGACTGATCTGACCGCAAGCGAAATCGAGCCGAGTGCCTTGGTCCAAAGGGCCACCAAGTGGGCCTTGGCACTCGTGCAGCGTGCCGAACACTTGGGGGCAGGCGGGCGTGATCGCGCGATCCATACAGCCGCGCGTTGGGCCAACGTGACGCCGAACACCATCTGGTCGCTGCTCTATCGCAAGCCGCAAGAGGTCGGGGCTTCCACCTACTTCCGGCTCAGGGCTGCATATCGCACTCACATCGAATCCGTGGAGGCCAAAGTTGCCGAAAATTACATCGCGCTCAAAGCCCTCCCGCCTTCGCCGTCTCGTGACCGGCTGGTCGCTGATATGGCGCAGTTTTTGGGAATTGCGCCGGGCGAAGAAGCGCGAACGGCTGCCGAACGAACCTGAGGAGAATGACGATGACCGCCAAGCGTAAGCCTGCCCTTTCAGTCGTGAGCATCGAAGGCATTACGCCGGAGCCGAATGCAGCAATGCCGGTTCCTACCGCTCCCGTTCTTGATGAGCGCGCAACCTACATCGCCGCTCAGCAGGACATTCTCGCCAAGGCGGAATCTGACCTCTGGCTTGTCGAAGCCGACATGAAGGCCACGAACGAGGACGAGGCCCGTCAAATCGATACGATCTTGCGCAACAAGCTAGCGATCCGGCAGCAGTTGCAGGCCCGTCGCGAGATGGTTCTCGCCGTCAAGGCTGGCGCGCAGGCTGCCATATGTGCCGCCTCTGACGTCAAGCAACAGGGCAGGGCGGCGGAATGACCAGCAAGCCCCGCATCATCATCGTTCACGAGACGCTGGCGGAATCCATCGCGAAGGATGCTGTTTCAACGATCGCTTTGCTCGCTTCTATCGCCGTAGGCGTTTGGATCAGCAGCGCTGCCCTGCAATGGATGGCCGGCGTTATCTGGGTGCTGTGGATCATCAGCAAGTCAATGTCGGTGGGCAGCAAGGATAACTGGCTGACAGTTGAGCAGGCTCGCAAGCGCCTTGATGAAATCGAGGCCGCGGAATGAAGCCCGATCCTCGCTGCCGCCTTCATTCATGGAAGCCCAAGAAGTGGTCGCGCTACCGGCTTGCCGGCAAGTTCGCCGAAACCACGGCGCAATTGCTCGCATCCAAGCGCGCTCGCAATGTGCCGGGGAGGGTGGGGTGAGCGAATACGCTTCATTCCTCGAGAGCAAGCGCATGACCGATCCCGATACCGGTATTATCGAGCGCATCCAGCTTCCGAGCTACATGTTCCCGCACCAGGCGGACATTACGCAATGGGCGCTGCGTAGGGGCCGAGCGGCGATCTTCGCCGGCACAGGTCTCGGCAAGACCTTGATGGAATTGGTGTGGGCGCATGAAGTATCGCGCTACACCAAGAAGCCCGTCCTGTTGCTGGCGCCATTGGCAGTCTCGCATCAGCACGAGCGCGAGGCCGACAATTTCGGCATTCCTGCTCGCGTCGTGTCGGCCCGGTCGGATGGCGTTATCGACGTCACCAACTACCAGAAGCTCGACAGGTTCGCGATAGGCGAGCTTGGCGGCATTGCTCTGGATGAAAGCTCCATCCTCAAAAGCACGGACGGGAAATATCGCACCAAGCTCATTGAAGATTGCGCCGATGTGCCGTTCCGGCTCGCTGCCACTGCTACGCCGGCTCCGAACGACTTCATGGAGCTTGGCAATCATGCCGAGTTCATCGGCGCCATGTCCTACACGGATATGCTGGCGACGTTCTTCACCCATGATGGCGGCGACACACAGAAGTGGCGACTCAAAGGCCATGCCGAAACCGAGTTCTGGAAGTGGATGGCCTCATGGGCCGTCATGCTGCGCAAGCCTTCCGACCTCGGATATTCCGATGATGGGTATGACCTGCCACCGATCAAAAGGCAGCAGCATGTCGTTGCAGCAGAATACGCCCCAAGCATTGACACGGGCCTCTTATTCCCGATGGAAGCGCGAACCCTGCAAGAGCGCATGGCTGCGCGCCGCGATACCGTATCGGAGCGCGTTGAACTCGCTGCATCGATCACCCATGGCAACCGGCCGTTTGTGTGGTGGTGCAACCTCAACGCCGAAAGCGAAGCGCTTTGCGCCGCGATCCCCGATGCCGTCGATGTGCGGGGATCTGATAGCGACGACGCCAAGGAGGCGAAGTTGCGCGCCTTCACGAACGGCGAAATCCGCGTTCTGGTGACCAAGCCGTCAATTGCCGGCTTCGGTATGAACTGGCAGCACTGCGCCGATACCGGCTTTGTCGGGCTCAATGACAGCTTCGAGCAGATTTACCAGGCCGAACGCCGTTTCTGGCGATTCGGGCAAAAGAAGCCCGTCACCGTGCATTTCATCAGCGCCGAAACAGAAGGCGCCGTAGTGGCAAACCTGCGCCGCAAGGAAGCCGATGCCGAACGGATGGCGGCGGCTCTTGTCGAGCATATGGCCGACCTATCGGCAGAGAACATTCGCGGCATGTCGCGCACGCGGTCAGACTATTTCCCGACCGTGCCTATGTCGCTCCCCGAGTGGATTGGAGTTGCAGCATGAAGGTCATCGATCAGGTCTTGACCGACCGCTATGCCATCTATCACGGCGACAGTTGCGAGTTGATCCGCGCCGTTTCTGGCGACAGCATTGATTTCGGTATTCACTCCCCTCCGTTTGAAGGGCTTTACCGGTTCAGCAATTCCGACCGCGACATTTCCAACAATGACAAAGACGGCTTTTGGACCCACTACGCTTTTCTGATCCAGGAATTGTTGCGTGTAACGAAGCCGGGTCGCCTGCATAGCGTTCATTGCATGCAACTGCCGACCAGCAAGACGCGCGACGGTTTCATCGGCATGCGCGACTTTCGCGGCGAAGTGGTCAATGCCTATGTCAACGCCGGCTGGATTTTCCACTCCGAAGTCTGCATCTGGAAAGACCCGGTTGTTGCGCAGCAGCGCACGAAATCCATTCGCCTGTTGCATGCCCAAGTCCTCAAAGACAGCACCATAAGCGGGCAGGGCCTTGCAGACTACATCGTGACGTTCCGCAAGCCGGGAGATAACGCCGCGCCCGTCTCCGGCCCATTCGATCGCTACATTGGCACCGATGTTGATGTCAGCCCCGAGGCATACGCCAAAGAGGTTGCGGCCTTCCGTGCTGAGGGCCGCGAGCCTTGGCCTTATGACAAGTGGAAATCGATCCTTGTGTGGCAGCGCTACGCTTCCCCCGTCTGGATGGACATTAACCAGACCCGTACCCTGCAGTATCGCAACGCCCGCGACGAAAAGGACGAGGTTCATATCTCGCCCCTGCAGTTGGACGTTATCGAGCGCTGCATCGACCTATGGTCACTGCCCGGCGAAACCGTTCTGACCCCGTTCCTTGGGATCGGCAGCGAGGTTTATAGCGCCGTCGAAATGGGCCGTAAGGGCATCGGCTTTGAACTGAAAGCCTCCTACTTCGCCCAGGCTGTTCGCAATCTTGCCGAACTCGAAAAGGCCAAGACCGACAACCTCTTTGCCGAGGCGGTCGCATGACGCCCATCCGCTCCAAATCCATTGAACGCGCTCTTGGTCTTTCCAAGCCCAAAGGCTGGCATCCGAACAAGAAGCGTATCAGTTCGTCCAAATCCAAAATCCGCATTGCTGCAAAGGAGAGGGGGAAGTGAGCGACCTATCCACACTTGCTGGGCAAGTTGAACATTATCGCGCCGCCCATGAACGCCTGATGGGGAGACCGTCCGTCAAACCAGTTCGCATCAAGAATGTGCCGGCCCTGCCTTCCGCAACCCCGACACTAAGGCAGATATCGGCAGACGATGAATGCGTTAACCGTTGGCGCAAGCTGTTTCTTGAGCCGATATCCGAAGTGCACGAAAACCCCGCCCCTCGCGGTCCACTAGGGCAGTGGGATGAACTTGAGAAATCGATCTGCGATGAGTTTCAAACTAGCAGGTTAGAGCTTCGGAGTGAGCGGAAACACGACAGTATCGTTGCCGCCCGCCGCAAGCTGTACTTCCGCGCCTTCATCGAAACAGACATGTCGATGGCCGCCATTTCCCGGCGCGTCAACAAGAACCACAGCACCGTCATAACAGGCATTCGCGCGTACCTTCGAGATCATCCTGAGGACGTTCCGACCTACGAATCCATCATGGCCGCCAGAGGCGAGCGAGAGAGCCGCCGGGACCGTCTTGTGCGTCATTTGTATTTCGGCCTCGGCAAGTCGGTCAAAGCGACGTGCGCATTGGCTGGTGTTGGCCGTGATCGCGTTGAACGCATTCTGTTCGAGGCGCAGAAAGCGAGCGCCGCATGAGCCGTTGGGTTCGGGTTCAAACCTCCATATTCGAGCATGAAGTGTTCGCCGCTGACCCGTTCAGCGAGCGCGAGGCTTGGATCTGGCTGATCTCGAAAGCTGCATGGAAAGATACCAAGCACCGCATCGGGCAGACAGTTGTTGATGTGCCGACCGGCAGCATGTTCCTCACCCTCCGGGAAATGCAACGAGCCTGGAAATGGAAGTCGGACAAGCGCGTTCGCACCTTCCTGACCATGCTCGAAAACGAACGCATGATTGAGACAAAAACGGACGCAGGAAAGACGCAGATAAGTATCTGTAATTATTCGCGTTATCAAGAAGTCGGACGCACAGAAGACGCAGCCGGGACGCATGACGGACGCAGCGCGGACGCACTAAAGACACCAATACACCAGAACACCAGTAACTCCTCCTCACTTCGTTCGGAGGAGCGCGCTGACGCGCCGAAAAAACGCGGTTGTCGTTTGCCCGACGATTTCGAGCCGGACATCGATTTTGCGGTGAGCCATGGGCTTTCATTTTCCCAAGCCCAATCGGAAGCCGCCAAGTTCCGGGACTATTGGATAGCGCAGCCTGGGTCAAAAGGCGTCAAAACCGAGTGGGTGGCGACATGGCGGAATTGGGTCCGGAAGGCGTCGGAACGCTTGACGCCGCAGGCTCGCGGCTCCCCGTCGCGTCCCAATCCTATCCGCAACGTGATCAGCAACCTTCGCGCAGAAATGGAGGCAACAGGTGAGCGCTCCGCAGAAATTGGACCAGATAGACAGGCTTATCTCCGCCTTTCGCACGGCGGGTAACGCGGACGATCCAGAACAGGCGCTGCGCAACTACCTGCTGGCAGTTGAGGTGTGGGAACTGGAGGACGTGACGGCGGCCGTAAACGCCTTCATCGCCGGCAATGTCCCTGGTGTCCATCGCGGTTTCATGCCGACCTCGGCAGAGCTTGGAGGCGAATGCCGGCGGCAGTTGGGACTGCGGATGGAATCCACCCACCGCGAGCGCATGCGCCGGCCGCAATTGCCGCCGCCCGATATCGAGAAATCACCGGAGAGCCGTGCCCGCGTCAAAGCGCAGGTTGCCCAACTGATCAGCAAGCTAGCGGATGATCACCGCACCGAAGACGCAGCGGCAGCCAAACGCAAGGCCGATATGCAGAAGCGCCACGATGAGCGGTTCGCGCCCGATCCTTCGTCCGGCGCCACGCTTCAACGCCTTGGCTTCGATGTTGGCGACCATGACGGCGAGGTGGACGCCGCCTAAATGCCCATTATCGAGCAACAGACAGGCGAGAAGGACGGGCAGCCGATCATGAAGCAAATCTACCTGTGTGACCAATGCCTCGGCTACGGCCACGCGATCAAGACCGAAGGCAGCAAAACCACCATCGGCTGCATATGGAAGGATGGTGAGCCAGGATGCAAGGAGAACGAGCGGTGAGCGAGATGGTGGAGCGCGTTGCGCAAGCGATTTACGAGGGGCCGGATCGGGATATCTACCTCACCCCATGGCCGGAACTTCGGGAGAAGGACCGGGATCATTTCATCGCCGTTGCGCGCTCCGCTATCCAGGCGATGCGGGAGCCAACCGAACAGATGGTATTCGCTGCCGACTGGCAGGAGCGCGGCACATATGCGGCATGGCGCGCCATGATCGATGCCGCCATCGCCACTCCCTAACCCCAATACCAAGAGGCAAGCATGAGCAGGAAATCGCACAAGCGCAAATCTGGCCTTCGTGAGCCGAACGGCAGGCTGTCCCGCAAGGCTGGCGAAGTCGCCAAGCGCGAATGGGACGGGCTGGATGCTGTTGAGCGTGACGCGCTATCGACTGGCCTAGAGGCTCGCCAGCGGGTGCATGCCGTCCCCATGAAGATGCTTCGCGACCAGATGGCTGGATCGTTCGTCGGCAGGCTCACGCTCGGCAAGGAAATGACGCGTCAGCAATACGACGCGGCCATGTCCTATCTCGAAGATTACCACAACAATCTCCGAGCCATTCAGGCCCCGCGCCAGCCGGGAGCAATCGACCTCAACGCCACCAAGGGCGGCAGCGGCGACTATGAGAACGTGCGGTTCTATCGGGAGGCCACAAGCCGGTGGCGTGCGGCGCAGGCAGCGGTGCAGGAGCGGCAGAACGAGCTACGCGGGGCAGGGGTGCTTATTGCGGCTCTCGACTACCTCGTCATCCGCGACATGGAGTTTCATCACCTCGTCGGCTCTCTACGGGAAGCGCTCAACGCGCTGGCGCGGCATTATCGGTTGACGAATGCGGAAGCCGCTTGACGTATGGGGCAAATCAGTGTCCAATAAATCAACTTAGGCGCTTTGCGCCGATAAGGGCTCGGGCAACCGAGCTCTTTTGATTCACGAGGCGTGAGGGGTACTTTGGGAGCCGTTCACACGCCAAGTGACCCAAGGAGGCCCGCGCAGGAGTTCCAGTCCTGTCGCGGGCTTTCTCCACCACTTTCCATCGCTCTATAGCGATGACACAGTTGAGGCGGTTGGCGGCATCCATTACCTGCCACCCTTTGGTGCTCCTGAGCATCTGGCAGCGCTGGCCCGCCCGCCTCATCTTTCGCCCCACAAGGGCACGATATCGAAGCGGCGGCAATCGCGCTGAGGTGACATAAGACGCAGCCTGTGGTCACGTACAGGGCTCGTCCTCCGGTTGTTTTTCGGGCCGGACCGCTTCGACCGATAATGACCCTCGAAATTACCGAGGGTCATTCCCAACAACAGGGTCAGCCATTAACCGGCTGGCCCTTTTCCATTTCATCGGAGAGAGACATGAACCGCCGCTCGCTTTTCAAAATGCTCGGTCTTGGTGTTGCCTCGGCTGCCGTTGCCCCGCTTGCCGCAAAGGCTTCGACCATTGTGCAGGCCGAATCCACCGCTCCAATCGCCGCCTCGCCAGTAACACCAGGGGCGCACACTCACTCGCTGTCGGCGCATTCGCATTCGGTTTGTGGCTACATGGACCCGGGACACCAGCACACTTATACGCATGGGCTTGGTGGTCATGTTCTGGACCTCCCGGACGGCTTCATCGCCTACTACCGCGACGGCATGGTCATGCGTGTAAATGGTGAATGGCACCCGTTCGTCATCCCCGGCCTCCCCGCCTCCTAACCCATAGAGGCAGTGAGCAATGGCTGATCTCGACAAGCGCCAGCGGGAGATTGCTCGGCTGGTTCGCAAGATCAACAAAGCATCAGCAACCGGCAAGGGCATTTGGCTGTCCGCTTGGGACCTGGATCGGCTTGCCGAGTTGGTCAATGGTGCAGGCGAGCGGGCGGCGGCTCACGAGGCAATGCTGCATGTATTCGTCCAGCGGGCATACGGGCAAAGCTCGCTCGCGGTTCATTAGAAAATCCATATCGCGAAATGCCAACCCCGTTTCGACGGGAGAGCATTTCATTCTCAATTCAACCTCAGGAGTCCTGACATGGACAACAACGCTCTCAAGGGCTCTGGCCCCTCTTTCATTGGCGATCTCGCCCGTATGGGCGGCGATGTCGAAGGCTCAATGACGCAGGACATGCTCAAGGGCAGCGGCCCGAGCTTCCCGGCTGACCTGGCCCGCATGGGTGGCGGTATCGTTGGCCCGCAGATCAGCGGGACGCCTGTTCTCACCGCAACGCAGAACAGCGCCTATACCGGATTCACGGCCACCGCGAAGGGCGGCGCCACGCCGTACACCTATGCATTGGTTGGTACGTGGCCTGCTGGCATAAGCATCAACAGCAGCACGGGTGCTGTATCAGGTACTCCGACCGAGGCCGGCACATTCGCCAATCTGTCGGTCAAGGTCACGGACGCCGACAGCGAAGTGTCGCAGCTCGATACTTTCACACTGGTTGTCGCGGCAGCCTGATCTTTGAATTAAATCAAAGGAAATCAAACATGGCCCGTGGCGGTAAACGTGACGGTGCTGGCCGTCCGGCCGGCGCGGTGACAAGGCGCACTCGCGAGGTTGCGGAGAAGGCGCACAAGACCGGACAGACACCTCTCGATGTTATGCTCGACAACATGCGCCATTTCCAAAAGGTGGCGCTTGATGCGGAGGCCACTCTTGAAGGCCTGACGGCTGATGAGTTCTCAAGCCAGGTGCCAGAGGACGCTACGCCGGAGGAGCAGTTCAAATTCCTCTTGGCACAGGTGAAGAAGACCGCCGGTTTCCGACAATTGGCTCAGGCAGCGGCAAGTGACGCCGCGCCCTATGTCCATGCCAAGCTCGCTTCGGTGCAACACGTTGGCGACCCCGACAAGCCGATCCAGCACCACCACAAGGTGGAGCTTGTCCCGCTGATGCCTGATGACGGCTCAAATTGAGCTCCCCCCAAAGCTAATACCGGTCTTTTCCGGTGAGGCAGACGTAAGGGGGGCGTACGGGGGGCGAGGTTCGGGCAAGACGCGATCCTTTGCCAAGATGACGGCGGTTCGCGCTTATATGTGGGCTGTTGAGGGGCGCAATGGGCAAATCCTATGCGGTCGCCAGTTCATGAAGACGCTTGCGGATTCCTCGCTGGAGGAAATCAAGCAGGCGATCCTGGAAACGGACTGGCTTAGGCCGTTCTTCGATATCGGCGAAACGTACATCAGGACAAACGGCCTGCCCGGTGAGGTCTATTACACCTTCATCGGCCTTGACCGGAACATCAACAGCGTCAAGTCGCAGGCCCGTATCCTGCTGGCATGGGTGGACGAAGCCGAGCCTGTCACTGACGAGGCGTGGACGAAGCTGATCCCGACGCTGCGCGAGGAAGATAGCGAGCTTTGGGTAACGTGGAACCCGGAGCGCAAAAAGAGCGCGACGAACAAGCGGTTCAGAGATAGCGAAGACCCGCGATACAAGATCGTGGAGTTGAACTTCCGCGATAATCCGCGCTTCCCGGCCATACTTGAGCGGCAGCGGCAGCGCGACATGCAGCAGCGGCCCGACCAGTACGCACACATCTGGGAAGGCGATTACGTTACGGCGGTTGAGGGGGCGTACTTCGCCCGTTCGCTTGCCGAGGCCAAAGAGCAGGGCCGTATAGGGCGAGTGGCCCGCGATCCGCTAATGACGCTTCGGGCCTTCGTTGACATTGGCGGCACAGGCGCTCGGGCCGACAATTTCGTTATCTGGATTGCCCAGTTCATCGGCAAGGAAATTCGTGTCTTGGACCATTACGAGGCGCAGGGGCAGGACGGGGCAACGCACCTCAACTGGCTGCGCTCCAACGGCTACGAGACCGGCAATTGCCAAATCTGGCTGCCGCACGATGGCGAGCAGGGCGATAAGGTGTTTTCGGCCTCCTACGAGGGCTTCTTTCGACAGGCCGGATACAAGGTCACGGTTGTGCCCAACCAGGGGAAGGGCGCTGCCAAGATGCGCGTGGAAGCCGCGCGGCGGCTGTTTCCGTCTATCTGGTTCAATGCTGATACCACGGAAGGCGGGCGCGATGCCCTTGGTTGGTATCACGAGAAAAAAGACGACGAGCGCGATATTGGGCTTGGGCCCGAACATGACTGGTCCAGTCATAGCGCTGATGCATTCGGCCTCATGTGCGTGGCCTATGAAGCGCCCAAGGCTCAGAACGACGATTGGAACTTCCAGTCTCGGAAGGTGGTGTAATGGCTGAAATGAAGGAAGACCAGCTTTGCGCCACTGTCGAAGCGATGGTCAAGGATGCGGAGGAATACCGCAACGACCGCTCGTCCGACCGCGAAAAGATGATGGTCTTTTTCGACGGCGATAGCGACAAGCTGCAGAAGTATATCCCCGCCGATGATGATCGCTCCCGCGTTGTCAGCCGTGACGTTCGCGCCGCCGTCCGCAAGGTGCTGCCGTCCGTTCTCCGCACCATTCTCGGCAATGACGAGGTTGTTGAATATACGCCCATCGGTGAGGGCGACGAGGAAGGCGCCAAGCAGGCCGGCGACTATGTGAACTACATCGCGCTGCCGGAGTGCAACGGGCGTCAGCATATCGAGGATGCCATCAATGACGCGGTGCGGCTGCGCAACGGCATCATGAAGTGGTGGTACGACGAATGCACTGAGGTGCAGTTCTCCCGCCATTCCGGGCTGGACGACATGGCCTTTTCGCAGCTCGTTGCCGATGACGAGGTTGAAGTCCTCGAACATACCGAGCGCCAGGAGCAGATTGAGACCAAGCAGGGTGTTGTGACTGTCCCTGTCCATGACTGCAAGATCAAGCGCACCTATGTTCGCCGGTTGCCGCGCATCGGCGTGATTGCGCCGGAGAATTTCCTGATCGATTCCGAGGCGACATGCTTTGAGGACGCCGTTGTCCTTGGCGAAAACATCCTGTTGCGCCGCTCCGATCTGGTCAAGATGGGCTATGACCGGGATCTGGTCGATAGCTTGCCCGAGGCCCGCTCAAACAGCACGGAACAGGACAGCGAGGAAGACACGCGCCGTCGCAACGTGCTTGAGCAACAGACGGCAGACGATACGGTCAAGGCCTCGCAGGAGATCGATTACTACGACCTGCTGGTTCGCATCGATTATGACGGGGACGGGGTTTCCGAGCTTCGCCGGATGGTGTTCGCGGGCGGCTTCAAGGCCGAATACATGCTCGAAAACACCGAATGGGACGAGCCGAACTACGCCAACATCATTTCCGAGCGCCGCCCGCACCAATGGGAGGGCAATTCCGTCACTGACGAGGTGATGGAAGTCCAGAAGGTCAAGACCGTGCTGTTGCGGCAGACCATGGACAACCTCTACTGGCAGAACAACCTCCAGCCGATTGTGCAAGAGGGCAAGGTTTCCAACCCCGACGCGGTTTTGCGGCCTTCATTCGGCAAGCCGATCCGCGTTCCTGAGGGGACGGACGTTCGTGAGGCCGTGGGCTACAACATCGTGCCGATGGTGGCCGATAAATCCTTCGCCATGCTCGAATACATGGATGGAGAGATAACGGACAGGACCGGCATTTCCGATGCATCCAGCGGGCTTGCCCCTGATGCGTTGCAGAACATGACCGCCAAGGCTTCGGCCATGATTGAACAGGCCGGCATCGGGCAGACCGAGATGATGGTCCGCTGCATTGCGGAGAGCTTGAAACCCGTCTTCCGTGGCCTTCTCAAGCTGATCATCGATCATCAGGACAAGCCCCGCACGGTTCGGCTCAGGGATGAGTGGGTGACGTTCGATCCGCGCGCCTGGAACGCGGACATGGATGCGGTCGTAAACATCGGCCTTGGCGCCGGCACGCGCGAGCGCGACATGATGATGATGCAGCAGGTCATTGGCTTGCAGGCTCAAATTCTGACGCAGATGGGTCCGGCTGTTGGCATGCAGTATGTGACGCCGGAGAACATCTACAATTCCGTCGCCAAGCTGGTTGAAGCGGCGGGGCTCAAGTCTGTTGGGCTCTACTTCACACAGCCCGATCCGAAGGCCATCCAGCAGGCTATTCAGGCGCAGGCGAGCCAGCCTAGCCCAGAACAGATCAAGGCTCAGACGGCATTGCAGGTCGAAGACAAGCGCACGCAGCGCGAGGTGGTCAAGACGCAGGTACAGGCGCAGGCCAAGCGTGACGAGGCGCAGCTCAAGGCGCAGGTGGATGCAAACCGCGAGCGCGAGCAGCGGGACGCCGATTTGGCGACCAATATGGCCGAACTGGAGCGGGAAGCCGCAATCGACCAGCAGGAAATTCAGGCCAGAGCCATCAGCGAGGAAGCCGATAGGCAGCTTGAGCGCGAGGGCATGGCGCTGGAATACACGATGCACCGCGAAGACCTTGCCGCCCGTCAGCAGCAGGCGCGTGAGGCCAATCAGGCCGCTATTCAGCGTGAACAGGCCCGTAGCGTCGGTAAGGCGCTGGAGAAGAACGATAGGGCGGATAAATGACGGGCTTTCCTCCGGTACGCGAGATCATTGGGCAGGCCAACTCATCTGAGGAAATTTATGCGCGCTTCAACGAATGGGCGAAGTCCATTGGTTACGAGCGGGCAGGCGATACGGTCAAATTCTCCCTGCCGTCGAAAGATGCGCCGGCAGATGAGCGAGTAGATTGGGAAATCAGAAGGGACGGTGGGCGTCATGACTCCTGACGAACGCAAGCGCGCCGCGCAAACGGTCCTCGAAATCCCGTTCTTTCTGGACCTGATGAACGAAATCGAGCAGTCGGCAATCACCGGCTGCCTCAACGCCAAGTACAACGACCACGAAGCCCGGCAGCACAAAGCGCTGGAGGCCTCTGTCGTTCGCAAGCTTCGCTCACAGCTCGAATCCATCGCCAGCGATGGGCACCTCGACGTGGGCCGAAAAGCGCCTGCATAGGGCCGGCGCATAACCTCCTAGAGGAACCATGACCACAGAAAACACCAACTCTCCCGCTGACGCGGGCGAGAGTGCTCTTTCGCAACCCTCAATCAGCCTCGATGACGCTGCAAATCTCGACTTCTACGACCCTTCCGAGGACAACGAAGAAGTCGAGCAGGAACAGCAGTCGAACGATGAGCCTGTTGAGGCCGAAGATGAAGAAAGCGGCCAAGAGACAGAGGAATCCGCTGACGAAGACGCCACCGTTGACGAGGACGAGGCCGAAACCGCCGATGAGGCGGGCGAAGCCGAGCCCAAGGATGACGTGACGGTCGCATTGCCGTCCGGCGAAAAGGTCGCGCTGAGCGAACTTAAGTCGGGCTACATGCGGCAGGCGGATTACAGCCGAAAGACGCAGGAAACCGCTGCCCAGCGGCGCGATCTTGAGGCCCTTGCAACCAGCGTGACCAACTCGGTCAACGCCATCGCTGAACACCTGACGAAAACCCTGCCGCCGGCTCCCGATCCGCAACTCGCGGTGACGTATCCCGGTGAGTATGTCCGCAAAAAAGCTCTCCACGATCAGGCTATGGCCGGCATCGCGGAAGTGCTGAAAATGGCGCAGGCGCCAAAGGATGCGACGAACAAGCTGACTGAGCAGCAGCACGCGGACCTGATCAAGGCCGAAACTGCCAAGCTCAACGAAGCATTCCCGCAGACCAAGACGCAGGAAGGCCACAAGAAGTTCTTCGATGCCGCCGCACAGACGGCGCGGGAACTTGGCTATTCCGACGACGAAATCGCCTCCGCCGTTGATCACCGCCTGTTCAAGCTGGCGCATTACGCGCGTCTCGGCATGCAGGCGGAAGCTGCCAAAGCCAAGGCCAAGCAGAAGGTGGTGAATGCCCCTCCTGTGGCGCCGAACAAGCGGCAGCAGAGCGCTAATGCAGCAAATCGTCAGCGCAATCGTGAAGCGATGAAGAAACTCAGGCAGTCCGGCAGTCTCGAAGACGCTCTAGCCGTCGATTGGGACTGAGCCGGCTTCATCATAGGAGGCCATAATGGCCGCTCCCGCTAATACCCAGCTCACCACGACCTCGGTGGGCAACAAGGAAGAGCTTTCGGACGTGATCAACATGATCACCCCGGAAGATACGCCGATCTATTCGGACATTGCCAAGGGCACTTCCAAGTCCGTTCACCCTGAATGGGAAGTGGACGAACTCAAGGCGCCTGGCGAGAATATCCAGACCGAAGGCGACGACTATGCCTTCGATGCTGGCGACACCCCGGATCGGATCGGCAACTACACGCAGATCATGCGCAAGACTGGTATTATTTCCGAAACGCAGGAAGCCGTGACGCAGGCTGGCAACGCCAATAAGGTGAAGCGCCAGAAGGCCAAGCGCGGCGTCGAACTGCGCAAGGATGTCGAGCTTGCGATCGTCACCAACAACGCGTCCGTTGCCGGTGCTACTCGCGAGTTTGGCGGCCTGCCGACTTGGATTGAAACCAACGTGGATCGCGGTTCTGGCGGCTCCAATGGCGGTTTCGATATCAATACCGGCCTCACCGTGGCCGCGACGAACGGCACGCAGCGCGCCTTCACCAAGGCTCAGATGGATGACGTGATGCAGCAGGGCTATCTGTCCGGCGCGAACTTCCGCAACGTCTATGTGTCGCCCTACGTGAAGTCGGTATTCGTCACCTTCATCGGCGCGTCGAACACTGCCGCTTGGCGCCAGGCTGTCAGCGACGGCAACCGCAACAGCATCATTGCCAATGCGGATATCTATGAAGGCCCGTTCGGCAAGGTTTACATCAAGCCGAACCGTGTCATGGCTACCTCGGCTGCCGTGGCCCGAAATGCCTTCTTCACCGACACGTCCATGCTGTCTTTCCTCTGGCTTCGCAAGATTCACGAGGACAAGAACGTGGCGCGTACCGGTGACAACAAGAAGTTCGTCCTCATCGGTGAGGGCACGCTTAAGGTTCACAACGAGGCCGGTATCGGCGTTGTGGCGGACCTCTATGGCCTGACCGACGCGTCCTAAGCCATCCTGGCTTTCCACATCATCGGGCCTCGCCTTCGGGCGGGGCCTTTTTCATGGAGAAAACAATGTCCGACCTGAAAAAGCAGGCCGAAGAACTCGGTATCAAGATTGATGGCCGCTGGAACGACGAGCGCATCCAGCAGGAAATCGATGCGAAGCTGGCTGAGCCGGCGAAGAATGAGCCGTTCGGCGGCAAGGGCGATCACGATCATGACGGCAAGCCCGGCGGTGCCGCGCCTGCCACTGTCCCGGTGCGCATCAATCGCGACTTCTGGGACGAAAACGGCGTCCGCCACCGTAAGGGTGGCATTTTCGATGCCACGGTCGAAGCGGCTCTTGATGGTATCGAGTCCGGCGCGCTGTCCCGCGTGAAGGGCTGAACCATGCGGGTGATGGACGGCGATTGGGAGTTGATGGACTGGGACGCCGCTACCGGTCGCACGGTGTGGCGTACCTATGATGAGCGCGGCAACGTGGTCATCCGCACCGACACACCCGTTGCCGCCACCATCGATGCCAACACCGATGCTCGCAACGCTGCCCCGACCGGCTGGAAGGGCGATTATCACCGCATCGCCTCCGTTCCCATGCAATTGCTCTACGACGACAATCTTGGGCTCAACAAAGCTATCCAGCAGGGCGACGACAAGTATCTGTCGCGCTGGCTGAACGATAGCGACAACGCCGCATGGCGCGTCAAGGAAGGCAGGGTATAGATGGCCGGTCCTCTTGCTGACTACTTGGACCTCCGCTTTGCGGTTTCCGATCTCGTCGGTAGCCGCGAAATCTCGGACGTCATGCAGCGCCTCGTCTTGCAGGCGGAAATCGTCCTTAACCGGCGTCTGCGCACGCAATGGCAGATTGTCGAGTTCACGCCAGCATGGACCGGCAACGAAGCCCCGCTGCCCGATGATTTCGAGCAGCTTGTCGGCAGCGACAATCAGCTCAGCGCGTCGAATGGCACGCTCTACCGCAAGCCGTATCGCACGTTTCCGGATGGCATCTGCTATTACGCTAAGATTCCGACCATCACGACCTCTCCCACGTCCTCGAACTGGCTCTTGGAGCAGTTCCCCGATGCCTACCTGTTCGCAACGGCCTATCAGGCCGCAAAGCATCTGAACCTTCCCGATCTCGCGACCGGAATGGATCAGGCGCTTACGGGCGAGCTTATGGCGATCAAGGTCGAAGATGAGCGGGCGCGCTACAGCAATAAGTCCGTTCGTGTCGCGGGGTGCACCCCATGACCCTGCTCACGATAGCGCAAGCGGTAGCCAAGAACGCCAGCCTTGAGCCGCCTGACACGGCTCAAGGCGATGACGACGATATCGTCAAGCTGGTGCAGTTCATCAACGAGGCGGGGGACGAATGCGCCCGGCGCGTCGATTGGTCCGTGCTGCGCAAAATCCAGAATATCGAGGCCACCGGCTTTGATGCCATGTATCCGCTCGCTGATGACTATGCCCGGCTCGTTCGCGGCATGAGCATGCGGATTGCGGGCGGCGCAGCCATCCGGGGCGGTCTCAGCGCCGACGAATGGTTCTCTCTGGACCAAACGCAGGGCACGCCGCGCTTTTATCGCATTTCCGGCAAGCAGGTCGGATTTTTCCCCTATCCGGCAGAAGGTGTGAACATCCGCATCCAATACATCTCCGGCAATTGGGTGGCGGGCAACAAAACGGCAATGGCCGATAACACCGACACTGCCGTGATCGATGAGAACCTGATTACGCGCGGCGCTATCTGGCGCCTGCGCCGGCATATCGGGGCTGATTATCAGGACAATCTTGCCGAGTTCGAAGCCATGTTGTCCGATAGGGCCACGGCAGACGGCGCGGAGCGGATGCCATGAATTTCATTCGTCCCGCTCGCGTTGATCCGCGCAAATCTGCCAAGAAGCCCAAGAGCTACAAGGCCTACACCTTTCAAGGCCCGTCCCTTGGATGGCTGGCAACGAACAACCTGGCGGTTTCCGTTCCCGGCGCGGCCTATAGGCTGGAAAACTGGTTCCCGACCCCTACCGGCGCCATCACCAGGCGCGGCAAGATGAAGTACGCCACGCTCGGTTCGGGGCTGAACACGGTGCGCTCGGTGTTCTCCTACATCAGCGGGAACAACAAGCAGCTTTTCGCCTCGGACGACGAGGCAATCTACAACATCACGACGGTTCCGAGTCCCGAAAATATGACGATAGGGACGGAGGACGACGACTACATCGTCACCGAAAACGACGACTATATCGGCGTCAGTTCCACCGATGGGCTGGACGTGTTCCCGAACACCAATGGCCGTTGGATCGTGGCGCGGTTCCAGTCTTCGAGCGGTGATGAATACCTGATCGGCGTGAATGGTACGGACGATAGCTTCGTCTATGACGGCACGACCTTTTTCCCGCAGGTTTCGGGCGGCGTAACCGGGCTCGACTATGACGCGGCCACGGCTGCCTTTACCGAAGGCGAAACGTTGACCGGCGGCACGTCAGGCGCGACGGCAACGATCTATCGCATCGTGGACAATGGCGACGATACCGGCACGCTTTACCTCACCGGCATCACGGGCGGGCCCTTTCAGGACGACGAGACCATAACGGACGGTGAGGGCGGCGGCGCAACAGCCAATGGCGCCGGCTCGCTGGTTCCGGCCACGAACATGACGTTTGATGGCTCAACGAGCCTGACGACTGCCGATTTGGCCTATGTCTGGATGTATAAGCAGCGTTTGTTCTTCATCCAGAAGGGCACGACGAACGTTTGGTATCTGCCGGTTGGGCAGCTCGCGGGCGAGTTGAAGAAATTCCCGCTCGGTGGTGAATTGCCGCTTGGCGGTACGCTGGTTTTCGGCGCCATCTGGTCACAAGACGTTGGCGACGGCCTCAATGCGCTGTGGACGGTGTTCTCGTCCGAGGGCGAGGTTGCGGTCTATCAGGGCGACAATCCTGGCGATGCCGCTTCATGGGCTCAGGTGGGCATCTATCGCACCGGCAAGCCTCTCGGGGACCGCTGTTTTGTGCAGATCGGCGGCGATCTTGCCGTTGCAACCGATATTGGCCTTGTTCCTCTCTCTCAAGCGCTGAGCCGCGATTTCAGCCAGTTGTCAGCATCGTCCCTGTCTGCCCCTATCGAAGCGGAATGGCCGAAAGAGGTGCAGCGCCGTCCCGGAGCCCTGTGGGAGGCCACGCTATGGACTGATGCCCAGATGGTGGCGGTAGCGCTTCCCGGATTTGCCGGCCGTCCTGACGGCTTCTGGGTAATGAACTCGCGCACGGGGAAATGGGCGCCGTTCACGAATTGGGCCGCGACGTGCCTGCATGTCTTCGACGGTCGGTTGTTTTTCGGCGCTGAAAACGGTTGTGTGTTCGAGGCCAATGTTTCCGGCGCGGATGATGGCGAGCCCTATACCTGCGTTTACATGCCGGTCTGGGATCAGATGGACGTGCCGGGGCACAAGACCGTCAGCATGGCGCGCGCCGTGTTTCGCAGCGCGCAGGCTGTCGAGGAAAAGATCGCCAACCAGACCGACTATCGCGTCAAGCTGCCCGCCGCTCCTGCTGCCACGGTTCCGGCCAGGGGCTCGAATTGGGGAACGATGATTTGGGGCGTCGATTCCTGGGGCGTGTCGCCAGATGCGCAGATCGTTGACAAGTGGCGCATGCAATTCGGGGCGGGGGAAGTTCATGCCCCGGCTATCCAGATCACCTCGGCAGCACTGACGCCGCTCGATATCGAAATCATCCGCACCGATGTGCTGTTTACCGCAGGCGATCCGGTCACATGACAGAATATCGTTTTGCCGAGGAGCGCGGCTGGGAAAACCTGCCCGAGTTGTTCCCGCTCTATGCCCAGCACTACCGGGAAATGCGGGAGCGCCTTGAGCGTGACGGCATGACTGTGCCGGAGTTCAACCCGCGTATCGATGCGTATGTGCGGGCGTGGCAGGCGGGGGAATTGCTCAACTACACCGTCCGCACTGAGGTCGGCGATGCAGTCGGCTACAGCAACGTCTATCTCGCACTCGACATGCACAACAGCACGCCAATTGCGCAGGAAGACACGATCTTCGTTGTCCCTGAGCATCGCAATGGCGTGGGGCGCAAGTTGGTGAAGTTCATTCTTGCCGATCTCCAAAAGCGCGGCATCCAGCGGGTGCATGTCACTGCGATGACCGATCTCCGCGTCGGCAAAATCTGGCAGCGAATGGGCTTCAAGCATACCGCCGAAGCCATGACGTATTTTTTTGATGAGGCCTGATTATGTGCGCCCCAAAAGCCCCTGATCCCAAAGAGACCGCCGCAGCCTCTACCGGCACAAACGTCGCCACGGCCATTGCCAATGCAAATCTGGGCAATGTGAACCAGATTACGCCTGATGGCTCGCTGACATACGATCAGACCGGCTCGTACTCCTGGAAGGACCCTTATACCGGCAAAACCTATGACGTGCCGACCTTCACGGCCACGCAGACGCTTTCGCCGGAACAGCAGGCCATCCAAGAACAGGTTAACGGCGCCAAGGGAAATCTGGCTGGGCTGGCGAATACCCTAAGCAGCAATGCGCAGGCAGGGCTACAGGACCCGTTCAGCTTCGACAATCACGACGCTGAGAATTGGGCCTTTGACATCGCTTCGGGGCGTATCCTGCCGCAGCAGCAGCGCAACGAGGAAGCGTTGCGGACAAAACTGCTCAATTCCGGCATTCGCGAGGGATCGGCGGCATGGAACGCTGAGATGCAGCGGCTCACGAACGCCAATACCGACCAGTTGAACCAGTTGGCGTTATCGGGCCGCTCGCAGGCTTACAACGAAGCCAGAGACCAATACACGCTGCCGGTCAATACGATTTCGGCGCTGCTCTCCGGCTCACAGGTCAGCCAACCCAATTACGTCAACACGACGCAGCCGCAAATCCCAACGACCGATGTTGCTGGCATCATTCAGTCCGACTATCAGAACCGCGTCAATCAATGGTCCAACAATCAGGCCCTTTTGGGGGGCTTGATGGGCGGCGCCGGCAAGCTGATCTCGCTCAGCGATGACAATGCCAAGAGGGCCAAGAAGAAGATCGGCACGGTCCCCGGCAAAGACCTTGGCATCTACTCCTATCGCTATAAGGGCGAACCGGACAGCGCGCCGAAGCGCATCGGCCTCATGGCCTCGGAAGTCGAGCGCGACAACCCACAGGCCGTCAAGCACCGCAAGGGCCTGCGCTACGTCGATTATGATCTCGCCTTGAGGGCATAACCATGGCTCAGTATATCTTCGGTGGCAACACAGGCGAAACGCCGCAATCCGTCGCCCGTAAGCGCGCTCTTGCCGAGGCGATCATGGGGCGCTCGCTGTCGCCTCAGAACGTGGGCGAGGGCTTCGGCGCCATTGCTGACGGAATCGTCGCCAACATCACCAATCAGCGCGCCGATGCGGCGGAACAGGCAGGCACAGCGAGCGCTCAGGACGCCTTCACCAAGGCGTTGATGGGCGACCCCTCGGCCCTTGGCGGATATGGGCCTGCGACGGCTTCACCTGATGCAAGTTCCTCCCCGGTTTCGTTTTCTGGTGATCAGCAAGAGTTCGTCAATGCGCTGCTCCCGAGCGCCTTGGAAGCCTCGAAGCGCACCGGCATCGATCCGCGCATCATCATTGCGCAGTCGGCACAGGAGACAGGATGGGGACGGCATGCGCCGGGGAACAACTTCTTTGGCATCAAGAGCCATGGGATGCCGGGCGGCAACACGCTTGCGACCGACGAGGAAGTCAACGGCAGGCGCATTCGCACGCAGGACAGTTTCCGGGCCTATGACAGCCCGGAAGACAGCGTTGCTGGCTATGCCGACTTCATCCTCTCTAACCCTCGATATAGCGCCTTGCGTAATGCTCGCGGCCTTGATGCACAATTGCAGGCTCTAGGTGAGTCCGGCTACGCTACGGGCAGCGAGTATTTGCCGGCAGTGAGCAGCATCGCCCGTTCGCTGAACCTTCCGGATGTCGCCAACACGCCAGAGCAAGCAACTACTGCGATGGCGGCAGGCCAGCCATTTCCCGGCGGGGGTTCCCTTCCTCCGCAACAGTCCGGTCCCGACCTCAACGAGCTTCTGATGCTTTCCGCCAACCCCTGGCTCTCGGAAGGGCAGCGTGGCGCGATCAACACGATGATCGAAACGCAGCTAAAGCAGCAAGACCCGGCATATCAGCTTGGTCTTGAGAAATCGCAGCTTGAAATCGATGCGCTGCGCAACCCGACGCCGAAGGATACCGACGACATTCGCGAATATAACTTCGCGGTCGGGCAGGGTTATCAAGGCTCCTTTGCAGACTTCCAGAAGGATATGCGCAAGGCGGGGGCGACGAACATCAGCGTCGGCCCCAATGGCCAACAGTTTGCGGCGGCACCTTTTGGACAGGACTACCGCCGCAATCCAGATGGTTCGGTGTGGGTTGATCCGCAAACCGGGTTGCCGGAAATCGTCACCGTCCCGAACGGCCCTCAAGATGAAAAGGCCCGCCTCGCTCAAGAACAGCAGGCGGCGGGCCAGACCTCAAAAGCTACATCTGCCGGGATCGTTGTTGACGACATTGACCGCGCCTTGCAGCAGATCGATGCCAATCCGATGCTGACCACAGGCATGGGGGCTGCCGTCACCAAGGGCCTGCCAGGCCTACCCGCCTACCAGACCAACGCCCTTATCGACACGGTGAAGGCCAATGCCGGCTTTGACCGCTTGCAGGCCATGCGTGACGCATCCCCGACTGGCGGCGCACTTGGGCAGGTTTCCGAGCAAGAAAACAAGCTGCTACAGGCCGCAATTGGTAATCTGGACCCAGGCCAAGATACGGCTCAGCTTCAATACAATCTCAAGCGCGTGTCTAACATCTATCGCGACATTATCGACGGCAAGGGGAATGGGCCTCGGTACAATCTGGATACGGGCGAGCTTGAGCAGCCAGGCAGTTCACGGTCCCAAAAGTCCAGCATCGATTACAGCGCCCCGACTGCGCCTGAAGGGTGGTCGGGCGACCCTGCGCTTTGGAAGTTCATGTCACCAGAGGATCGCGCCCTATGGCAATGACGCTTGAACAGCAGAGGGCGATTGCTCTTGCCCGGGCCCGGCAGGCGCAGGCATCAGCGCAGCCGCAGGGGCGCCCGACCGGCTTCATGGGCTTGCCTCTCATCGATCCGAGCATTGACGCCGGGGCAGGCGCTCTGAGCGGCATGCCATCAGATCCCAATAGCCCGCTCATGCAAGGGCTATCCGGTGTCAATGAGGGCATCGCCAACACCCTGAGCCTGCCGAACACGGTAGAGCTTGGATTGCGCTCCATCGGCCCCGCTGTAGTCAATTCGATGGGCGGCAATGTCCAGCTGCCGACTGAAAGCATCCTGCCTGACATGGGCGCGCGCTACCGCGATCTTGCCGACACTTTTGGGGCGATCAAGCCGGAAACCGATGACGGCATGGGGCGATTCGCCCGCCGTGTCGGGCAAGAGGCTGGCGCGATGCTTATCCCCGGATTGGGGACAGTATCAAAGGCCACTTCTCCGGCGCGTGTGGCTGTAACCGAAGCTGCGAGCGCCCTCGGAGCCGGAGCAGGCGCAGCAGGGATGCAGCAAGCGTTCCCGGACAATCCCTATGCTGAGATAGCTGGTGAGGCCATTGGCGGGATGACCCCGCTGGCTATCTCAAATGCCATCGAACGCGGCGGGATGAAGGTAGCTGCCCCGACACTGGACGAATTGCGTTCTCAAAAAAGCGCCGCCTACAAAGCGGCCGATGATCTTGGCGTGCAATATGCCCCGCAAGCTATGAATCGGCTTGTGCAGGACATGAAGACGGCAGGAGCGAAAATCAACCCGATGCGCCACCCTAAGGCGGCATCCATGCTGGCGGAAATCGAGGGATTGGCAGGGACTTCGCCTACGCTTGGACAACTGGACGAGCTGCGGCAGACGATTGCGCGCGATCTCATTAAGTCGTCGGATGGCGCGGAGCGTTATTGGGGCTATCAGTTCAACAATGCCCTTGATGACTTTATCGCCAAGGCCGGGGGTAAGGACGTTCTGGCCGGCGATCCGGTTGCTGCGAACAGCCTGATCAACCAGGCACGCGCCCTGAACACACGCTATCGTAAGGTTGAGGACTTCGACCGCTCCATGGACAAGGCGCGTAATGCCGCCGCATCCTCGGGCTCTGGTGGCAATGTCAACAATGCCGTCCGGCAGAAGGCGCGAGCGATCCTCGACAACCCCAAGCGCACGATGGGGTACTCTCCCGACGAACTGGCGGCGCTCAAGCTCCTCATTACGCAGGGCAGGGGGGAAAACCTGTTGCGCGGCGTCGGCAAGATGGCGCCGGGCGGAAACGGGCTGATGACGGCCCTGAATGTTGGGGCTATCGCCCATAACCCGGCCATGGCGGCAGTTCCGGTTGTCGCGCAAGGGGCAAAGTTCCTGGCCGATCGCGGCACGATCAAGCGAGCCGACAAGTTGCGCTCGCTTCTAGCGACGGGCGCTCAGCAGGACATCCCGCTCGTCGCGCCAGATACGCAAAAGGCCTTGGCGGCGCTGATCATGGGCAGTGCAGCCAACCAGAATGAGCCGCAATCTCCTGTCTTGCAGGAGCTATTGCGATTGCAAGGGCTGAACTAGCGGCGGCGCTTTCGAGGCCAAAAGACCCACGCGAAGATTATCGCATTGGGCAGGAAGGCAACTGCCAAGTGCAGGAATGCCAGATAGCCAATGTCATGTAGGGCGGGGTTGGTCCCGACCCATGTCATGTAGCCGATAAACCAAGCGCTCCCGAGGAGCGCAACGATATCAAAGGGGCGGATCATCGCCCTGATAAATACCCGCATTCGGCCCTTGCTGCAAGCGAGGGCTTTTTCATGGAGACATGAATGTCTGACGATCCGCAGGGCAATTACACAGCCCCGAACGGCACAACTGCCGTTGACGGGCAGACCGCACTAGCCTCGCAACACAATCTGTTCGTGCAGGACGCCTCTGCGGCGCTGTCACGTCGCTTGTTTGCCGATGGGCGCAAGGCATGGACCGGCAACCAGAACGCCAATGGCAGGCGGGTGACCGGCGCCGGCGATGCCGTAGATCAGCAGGACTATGTGACCCTATCCCAGATGCAGGACGCGATTGCGGCCGTGAGCGGATTTTTCCCCGGCATCATGGTCCCCGAAACCGTGGGCTACTCCGACGCGCCTGAGGGGTGGCTTTATGCCAATGGACAGACAGTGCCCCGCGCTGATCATCCCAATCTGTGGGCGAGTGTGCAGGCCGGAACGAACCTTGCCGCAAGCGAGGGAGCCAAGACCCACGGGCAGTACGGGCCGGGCGACGGTTCGACAACCTTCACACTGCCGAACCTCTATGCAGATAATGGATATTTTATCCGTCCGATCAGCGATGGGCGCGGCATTGGCACGGTGCAGGCTGACGCGATCAAGACGCACTCTATCTCCGGCACGACAGATGAAGCGGGAGGGCATAGGGTTGACCTCCCAGCGACAACCAGCCACGGCCCGTCAACTCAAGGTTTCATTACCTCCACGGGCCGCGATCTCGGGACTGCGCGCTCTGATACGGTCCCTGACCACGAGCACGATGTAACGCTGACCTATACCGGTGCTCCTGAAACGCGCGTGAAAAACATCGCCTATCCGGTGCTGATCAAGACCTGACCGCCTCCCTAATCCCCGACCACCTCCGCCGCCCTTTGAGGCGGCATTTTCGTATGGAGCTAGCCCATGGCTGGTGAAATTGTTCGTCCTTCCGCTTTGCCGTCTAATGATACGCCGAACGCAACCGATGAAGTTGTGAGCGATGATGGCGTTACCGTCTCGTCGGTGACATGGGCAAAAGGTGTTGCTGCTGGTCGTCCGCTCGCCTCCCAAGCCGAAGCCGAGGCAGGCGTACAGGCCACCAAGGCCATGACGCCGCTTACGACCAATCAGGCCATTGTTGCCCAGGTTGGTGTTTCTACAGCCTCGAAAGCCCAAGGCGATAGGGCCGATACGGCGGTGCAGCCGGATGATCTTGCTAGCGTGGCAACCAGCGGTGACTACGACGACCTCACCAATAAGCCGACGCTCGGCACTGCCGCTGCCGCCGATACGACAGACTTTGCTACAGCAGCACAGGGGGCGTTGGCAGACACGGCAGTTCAAAGCCCTGTTGAGGATGGTGACCTCGCCACCACGCTCAAGAACAAGATCATGGGCGTGGCCGCCGATCGCACCGCACTGGCGGGGATGGATGGCACGGATTATGTGGCTATCGATCTCATGGAAGCGGGGCGCAAAGGCCTGTTCTATTGGCTGTCTCCAGAAAAGGCTTTCGAACTCGGATTAGACCTTGAAGCGCTTGTCACTGCCGATACGCAGCAGGGCATTTATGTCCCTCCGACCAGCGATACGACCGGAGCCAGCGGGGCGTGGGTGCGGCAAATCAGTGGCTTGGCTTCCCCGGCGTGGTTCGGCGTTACCGGCGACGGAACGACAGACGACAGTACGGCTCTGGCAGGGATTGATGCGGTTGGTCTTGATGCGTTTGCCGTATCAAGCGGGGCCTCAATCAGACTTGCCACAGCGCTCACGCTGAATGCTATTCCGGTCTTCCAAGGCGGCACCATCAAAGCGGACAATGCTGCAATTGTTTTAGGCGGCGGCTATGCTTGCGATACCCCAACGCAATGCTTTGTCGAGTCTGGAACCGGCACGATCTCTATCGGTGTAACACAGGACGTGCGGCCAGAGCATTGGGGTAGCGATGCCTCCAACGTGCGCACAGCCATGAAGCGCTCGCATATCGGATCAATCACTCGCCTGCTCGGCAAGGAATACCTGATCGATTACGTGAGCTTCAACAACAGCCCCGACACCGAAGACGGTGTTGACGATGGCAAGTGCATCGTGGGGGTGATGCCGGCTGCCCGCTTTACCGGGCCAGATGGCGGCTCAACGCCTCCTTCTGATCGCCAGTTCCGAGGAACGATCCTCCGAGCCACGGGGGCGCAGTCGTTCTTTGTCCTTTTTGACAGCACGTATACCGCATCCAATCGCGTCTTCTCCGGCATGGCCCTGCGCAACGTCATGTTGCACGGCAGCGGCCTTGCTAGCGTTGGCATCGGCATTGGCACGATTAAGGATGTGCAACTAGAAAATATTTACATTCGAGATTTCACGATCGACGGCATTCAGACGAACGCTGGTAGTGGCGGCAACAACAATCAGATCATGCTCAAAGGCTTTGTTGAGATATACAATTGCGGGCGCGATGGCATCAATGGGGCCTTTGGCGATGCCCAATGGCCTGGCGTTGTAAGGTTGCAGCATAACGGTCGATACGGCTTCAATTTCACGTCTGGCTATCTGCATGCCTTTCACATCCACGCATACACGAATGGTAATCACGGCATCAATTGGTTGGCGGACGATGCGAGCCGCATCGATTACCTTCGTTCCGAGGATAACGTTGGCGCCGGCCTGGTGTATGCCGCTACCGGCGACGGTCTGACCATTGGGACGGCGCATGTACCTGACAATGGCTCGGATGCAGCTGCTACATCAACGCAGCGGTGCGGCATCGTGAACCTCGGGAAAAATCTGGTTGTCGAACGTCTGATCGATCCGCTCCGAACGCCGGAGATCATGCACAACCAGCTCTATACCTGGTACGATGGCGCCTCTGCTATCGGCGGCAAGGTCGGCTATTTCGACGCCGAAGCTTTTGGCCAAACCAGCGTGACCGGGCAGCGAGGCATGCTGGTTGACGTGTCCCGCCGCAACAACCTCGGGACAGAGTTTGGCAAGCGCAGGACGTTCAACGATACCTATGCCAATATTGGATCGGCGCTGACGTATCCCGAGGTCTATTCCGATTATTACGTGACGGCTTGCGGCACCAGTTTCACCGTCGCAAACACCGCTGCCGCGAACACGCCGGCAAATTGCGAGGTCCGATACCAGTTCGTTGCCAACGCCTCGATTACTGTCTCATGGGGCACGGATTTTGTGGCGCAGGACGGTTCAGCGCTCACGGGATCGGCCATGACAACGGGCCAGATGCTAACCGCTAGTTTCGCCCGCAGGGGTGGAAAATGGATCCGGCAGAGCCTGGTCGTGGCTTAGTCGGAAGACTAGACGCACGCCGGCTCTCACGGTAAATGGCGATCTATGAAAAATCACCGCGACGATGTGGACGGCCTTCGCGCTTACGCCGTTATGGCGGTGTTGCTGTACCATCTTGGATTTACCATTTTCCGAGGTGGTTTTGTCGGGGTGGACATCTTTTTTGTGATCTCCGGCTTCGTGATCACAAGAATGATCCGCCAGCAAGTAGAGGCAGGCGAGTTCACGTTTTCCAACTTTTACTATCGGCGGATCAAGCGGCTTCTGCCGGCGTTTGCTATGGTGCTGGTTGCAACGACAATTGCATCGGCGTTCCTACTAGCGCCAGATGATTTGAGCGATTTTGCATCATCAGCGGAATGGACGCTGATCTCTGCTTCTAACGTCTTTTTCTGGCTCAACTCCGGTTATTTCGACGCAGCTTCATCCACCCGACCCTTGCTGCACACATGGTCGATTGCCGTGGAGGAACAGTTCTACCTGATATGGCCCGCCGCCATCGTTCTCACGATGAAATTGAAGCCCAAGGCGGTGCTTTATGTGGTCGGGATTGTCGGCGTCGTCAGCCTTATCGCTTGCGAATTCGTATTGAGTCGAGACAGTGACGCCGCGTTCTACCTAACACCGTTCCGAATGTTCGAATTCGCTATCGGCGCGGCGCTTGTATGGGTGAGCACCAAGCGATTTGCGGAAATCGCCTGCCTCATTGGCCTCGCGGTGACCGCTTATTCGGTCCACTATTATCAAGCCGAAATGCGCTTCCCCGGCTGGTCCGCAGTGCTGCCATGCATTGGAACGGCTCTTGTGATTTACGGAGGGGAGGCGCGCTATGCTGGCTATCTGTTTCGAAACCCGGTTGCGGTGTGGCTCGGCAGGATCAGCTACTCGATATATCTGATCCACTGGCCCCTCATAGTCCTCTATGGCTATTGGAAGTTCTATCCGATCACGGGATGGGAAAAGGTTGGGCTGGCGATAGCAACGATCATCCTGGCGTCGCTGTCCTATGTCGTCGTTGAGCAACCGTTGAGGCGCGCCCGCGTCAGTCTTCGGAAGGTGTTTGCGGGCGCCATAGCGTGCGTGGTGGCTCTTGCGGTCCCGACCGTCAGCGCGGCTAGCACCGGCTGGCCTTGGCGCTTCGACATCTCTGCCACCGCCTATATCGAGCCGATTGAGAACCAGATTGCCGGTCGCACGAAAGAGGTTGAGGCGCGAACCTACCCCAAGCGTGTGGTGTTTATTGGCGACTCCGTGATCAATGGTTTTTTCGACGCTTTTCTGCTGTCGGAGCAGTTCAAGAAGTACAGTTCCTACCGCTTGGAAAAGTATGGCATGGGTGGCTGCCGTCCTCTGCCAGGGCCATCCTTGAGCTACAGCGCAGGAACGCCGCAAGCGGCAGAATGCGAAGCATACTTCAACAAGGTTTATGCCGATCTTGGCAGTCCTGATGTTATTTTTCTGGACGGGCATTGGGGTGGCGTGCCAGCGCGCGACGAGCAGGTAAAAAAGCGCCTGTCCGAATTGATCGATAATCTGGTCGCCACGACGAAAGCGACGATAGTTCTCGTGGACTATAGCCCGCTCTATGATCGCTCAGTTCGCGATGCTCTGCCTATGCTCTACCGCATGGATGCGGACGGCTTTAATGCCGAGATGCAAAAGATGCGTGCCAAAGACACCGAGGATGAGTTCGACAAGTTCCAGCGCACCCTAGACGCAAAATATGACCGCGTGCAGTTCCTGGCGACGAAGGACTATTTCTGCGATGAGCTCTGTCCGGTGTTTCTGGACGGGCACTTCATCGTGCGTGATCGCATTCACCTGACGAGCGCCGGCAAGGTACGCATGGCGGGTGCTATAGATCGCGCGATGCAAGGACTTCCCTAAGGGCCGAAATTCTCGCGGTTCTTGGACGCCAACACTTACCGGGGTCGACAACGTGGCGAGTTCGACGGCGGCAGTTTGCTATTATTCCCGTCAGGGCGATGAGGTCCAATGCTGGGGCTCGCTAGCGGTCACGCCAACGGCAGCAGCTGCGACGACGATTGGTATCTCGCTGCCGGTAGTTTCCGCCCTTGCGTCGGCGAATGACCTGTCTGGGGTGGCGTCAGGCTCGGTTGCCGGAACGAACGGCCTTGTCGAAGGTGATGCCACCAACGATCGTGCCCAGCTGCGTTTCGTTGCCCCTGGCACGACCGCCTACACGATAAAATTCAGCTTCAATTACAAGCTGCTCTGATAGAGGGATGCGTTACATTACGGGCGGTTCATGCATGGACTGCCCGAATGCTCTTATCGGGTTGGGCAGTCCAGACTTCCCGTCATCAAACGCCCAAAAACTCATAAGCGCCAAATAGATAATGGCGCCTATAGTGAGTGCAGCGAACTTGAGGTTATGTTTTATCACGCGTCAACCTCCCTTTGAGCCAATTCTTTGACCAAATTTTTGGCCATATCCAGAGCAGGAGAAAGCCGCCCACGAGGATTAAGACATCCATCGCTATGCGATTGATCGCCCCGTCGATATTCGAGTTGGCACAAAAGAACGCCAACCGAGATACGGTGACAATCGCAACCAGCTGCACCAGCGGGAATTTCGTCTTTTTCGCGAGAACCATCAACCCTGCCATCAGCGCCCCCAGTATGATCATGGCCGGGGCGACAAAGCCGGGGCCATTGTTGAGGATGAGTTCGCCAATCATGGAAGGCGGGATAGCGTTGTCCAGCCCGAAGACTTCGCGGGCGATGAAGTGGTGGAGTTCCCCGGAGACGATAAACGGAGCGTGATAGAAGGCCACGAGCAAAGCCCCTACGCCTTGATGCAATGCGTCCGGGGTGGCGTAATCAAGGATCCGTTCGATCTTCACCACATCAAAGAAATATGAGCGACCGAAGATCGCTTCGAGAAAAACCCGCCAGATGAGATGCGGCATTCTGGTGGCGATGACGATGAAATTGGCGAGGATGAACAAGCCTGCCGCTGCCGCAAGTATCTGCCATTTCAGGCGTCGATAGATCGCGAGGAGCAGGGCGGCGTCCATCAGCATCAGGGTAATGCCGGAGCGCTGGGCGAAGATCATGTGCAGGATCACGCCGGCAGCGAATGACACAGCTCCGACGACGAACGCCGGTCGCGATATTCGATAGCCTCCCGCATATGCCGCCAGCACCGCATAGAATGGGAATTTGACCACATTGGTCAGCTTCCAGCCGAGGTAGGGGATCGTCTCCACGCGACCGTCTGCATCTACGATATCGCGGTGGGTAAACAGATGCTCTATATCCACGCCGTAGGCGTTCGCCACGAACAGGAACACCACGAGGAAGAACGGGAAGATTACAGCGAGGCTCGTTATTGGCAGCGCACTAAGGTCAGGTTCGCGCGCTAACGGTCGCGCATCATCCTTCTGGAAAATAGCGGTATAGCTCAGATTCAGGACGGCCATCGCGACTGAAAGGAAAAGAAGGGTCGTAATCGTCGTCGGTTCCGAGATCGGCGCCCGGTTCAGGTGGCCGCCAGAGACGATGTAGATTGCCTTGCCGAGCGCGAAGACCAAATAGACCGCATTGAATAGGGAAACCGGATTGATCAGGCCACACCGCCAAACGTTGAGGAGCATAGGCGCGATGGCGATGATCGCGGCTATGACCAGCAATGCTATTTCCATTTATTGGTAAGCCTGGATTAGAAATGGTGGAATAAGGTGCCCCAATTCGTCAATCTCGTCCAACGCAAAAACCGATGGGGGCAATATGGGTGATATCGCATCAACCGCTGGGGCGTGGCTATTCTATCTCTACCCGCTCATAGGGGCTCGGATCGCAGTGTTGACCGCGTTGGTGATTTTGGTCGCGGTCGATATCCAGATCATTCGAAACCGCATGATCTACCTGCTTATCCCGGTGGCAGTCATCGCAATGGTACGAGGCCGGCAGACTGCCATTATGGGATATGCGGCGATTATCGGCTTAGTCGCCAGCAGCGCAATCTATTACATTGGTTGGCTGGATAGGGAGACCGCGTACATGCTGGTGCCGTATCACAACTATTTCGCTATCGCGCTCAATTTGGATCGAAGCACCGACAGGGCAGTTCCTGACGCGGAAGCCAGACGAACAATGGACGCCATTTAGGCCAGTCCATCCCCGTCCATTGTGACAAATCCCATGCCGCCTCCGGGCGGCTTTTTTCATATCTGGAGAGATCGGCATGAACGCTGCGTTCCTCAACGCGGTGCGCTCGTCGTTGTATGGCGGGACGCTCACTCAAGCACAAATCGATGGCATGAACGCTATCGAGGCGGCTTGGAACAAGTACGGTGACGGTGACGCCCGCAAGCTAGCCTAG